AATCAATTTCTTTATTGATTTGAAGTTCTAAGCATTTAGGATAATTCCTTATTTCATATCGATTACACAAGTCATCAATATAAACAAAATATGCGAATGCAGTTTCTTTTGCAAAAGCGCTTTGCTTCATATCGTGAAATGGAATAAAGTTGGATATATCCATTGTAATTGATTCTATTTCCTTTGTCGGCTCTAGGATAGAGAATTTTTTCAAATTTGTTTTCTCTTTTCCAAATGTTCTATCTATGTCGTAATGTGAAAATGGATTTCTAAAAGTATTCTTCAACAAAGTCAGTTGTTCCTTTTCACTCTCAGAGATAATTTTCATTTGATAGGCTTTTGTTATGCTTTCTCCTAAAACTATGCCACCAAATTTTTTAGTTGCTGCAATTGCCCTTTCATTATAAACTTTCATATCAGTCATCTTCATTCCAATTTCCTTATGAATCAATGAAACTTTTAGAAATCTCTCTAAATAATGGTTTGTGAGCGTAATGGCAGCTTGGTTTAATCCAAAGCTTAGACAGTCTTTAATCTCGTGTCGAATTGAGTTGAAATGAGAATTCGGAGGGTGGAATTGAAACCTTTCATACAAGTAGTGAAAAGTATCATAATTCTCATCAGTTTTCAGGCGTTCAATTCTTCTATCAAATTCTCGATAGGTACTATTTTTCATTATTATATCGTGAGAGGCCATTATCAAATATAAATTAAAAAATAAATATAGTTCCAACTCTTATTTGATTAACTGCAAACTATTTATCTCTAAAAGGATAAGAGTTGAAACAGTATAATACTAAATCATTTACAGGCGATAAATTAAACGTTGATGTTGATAGCAGAATAATCTCAGGATATGCTGCTGCCTTTAATAATGTTGATTCGGATAACGATTTAATAATCGAAGGAGCATTTACCAAGACACTTTCAGAGAATGGAGTGGGAAGCGCAAATCCTAGAATTTTCCATTTATATCAACACGATGTAACGAAGTTACTTGGAAGGCCGACAGTGCTTAAGCAAGATTCTTATGGTTTATACTTTGAGACATCGATTGCTAAAACAGCATTAGGTGATGACGTTCTAAATCTTTACAAAGAAGGTATCTTAAACGAACATTCAATTGGTTTCAGAACAATTAAATCTGTTAATCGAGGCACTTACAACGAGATTCAAGAGGTCAAACTCTTTGAATTTTCCTCTGTAACTTTTGGGGCAAACGCAGCAACTCCATTCTTAGGATTCAAATCTCAATTCACTAATCCTGAATCCATTACATCTCAATTTGAAAAAGTAGAAAAAATGCTGAAAGGTGATATTTCGCCTGAAACAACGGCACTACTTCAAATATATCTCAATCAATTAAAGTCAACATTTATTGACTTATCGAGCAAATCAGTTACTGAATTAAACCCGTTGGAAAACAGTTTAGAAGATGCTAACCCGATAGATGAGGCAAAACTAATGGAAGCTAAAAAAGCAGAAGATGAGAAATTACTAAAGGCATTTATGCAAGCCTTAAAAACTGCATAAGACCAAACACACAATGGAAATAAAAGAACAAATCGAAAATTTCGGCAAGGAATTAAAAGGCGATTTCAATAAAGCAAACGAAGAAATCAAAGGAAATATCACAGAAGTAAAATCTGAATTACAAGCGAAGTTAGATGCTTTGCAATCTCAATACGACCAATTATCGGTAAAACAAATTGATTTAGCTACTGCATCTTTAGATTTCAAATCAGAAGTTAAAAACAAATTATCTTCTACTAATGAAGACTTATTATCTAAAGGCTTCAAGTTTGAAGTAAAGGCATCGTTAACACAAGCTGGTACAGTTGCGCCTGACCAAATGCCTGGCATCTATGGTTACGACAACAAAAAAATCAGTGTAAGAAATTTAATGAGCATTGGCTCAACAACTTCAAATGCAGTTAACTACGTACAAGAGCAGTCTTGGACTTCATTCACTGGTACAACAACTGAGGGAACTAAAAGACCAGAATCTGGTTTCGTACTAAAAAGTGAATTAGCACCTGTTAAAACAATTGGTACTTTCTTGAAAGTTTCAAAAGAGCAATTAGCTGATGTTTTAGGTATCACATCATACATCACCAACCGTGCGCCAGCAAAATTAAAAGAAGTTGAAGACAAACATATCCTAGATATTCTTAGAACTAAAGCACCACAATTCACAGGCACTACCGTGACAATGGGAACTGGCTCGACTGTGAATGAATACGATGTATTGCGTACAGCGATGAATATGATTGAATTAGCTAATGGTTCTGCCACAGCAATTTTAATTTCTCCATCAGACAAATTACGTTTAGAATTAGCAAAAGATAGTACTGGTCAATACATTTTCCCATTTGGAAATATGTCAGTTGCAGGTGTTCCAGTCGTAAGCTCTAACATCATCGAAGAAGGAAAATTCTTGGTAGGTGATTACCGTTTAGGTGCAGAATTAGTGGAGCGTGAAGGCTTATCAATCAACTTCTACAATCAGAATGCTACAGATGTAGAAGATGGCTTAGTTACAGTTGCATTAGAAGAAAGAATCGCAGTAACTGTAAACAATCCTCACAGATTCGTACAAGGTGATTTTACATCAGCTAAAGCAAAATTAAAATCTTAATCCTAACAGGTTAAATAATATAAGACTTAAGGTGGTGGGCTAAATCCATCACCTTTTTTTATGACTACAAAATGGATTTACAAACAGTTAAGCAGTATCTAAATGTTGCACTATCAAACGATACTCAGGATGCATTGCTTCAATTATTACTGGACGCTGCAATGTTGCAAGCTTTACGAATTACAGATGCTCAGAACGCTTTAATTGACCTTGCAATTTTAAAAGATATAGCTACAAATTTCGTGCATAGAGAAAATTATTTAGACGTTGAAAATGGTGGTTTGATGTTAAGCCAAACTACTTTGCAGATTCTAAATCAGTACCGAAAGCAAATTATTTACTAAATGAAAAATGCATATAAATATAATCAGCTAATAAGTTTTTGGGATATCGTAAACACACCAGATGGCTATGGCGGTTCTGAGGTGAAATATCGAAAGTTATTTGACGATTACGCTTATGTTGTAACCAAAGATGAAAAAAGAACGTTGCAAGAATCGCAAATTATTCTGGATGGTTATTTTGAAATTTATCTACGATTTAGAAATGATATCTCAATTCTAAAAACTCAAAACATCAAGTTAAAAGATAAGAATCTAACTATCCAATCAATTGTAAATGTCAATGAATTGGATAGGGAATTTAAACTGATTTGTACCGAATCCGATAACAATATTGAATTATTCGAGGTGGAGCAGCCATCAGAAGATAATAGCGCATTTAACTATGCATTTCCGTTTCAATTCGCATAATAATGAATTTAAATATACCTATCAAAACATCTGGCTCGACTCTAACAGCCGATGAGTTTAACCAAATACCAGAAGCGATAAATAGCAAGGCTGATGAATCTCTTTTACAAAATTATCTATCTATAAGCGGAGCAACAGCTACTTATCAAGCTAAAGGCAATTATCTATTTTCTGCTGATGTAGTTGGAAAATACTTAACTACTGGCACAACAATAAGCTACAACTCTTTAACAGATAAACCGACAATTCCTTCTTTGAATGGCTATGCTACAGAATCATTTGTTAATGGTAAAGGTTTTTTAACTGGCGTAACTTGGACTAATGTTGTTGCAAAACCAACTTTCTCAACGGTCGCCACCTCAGGAAATTATTCTGACTTATCGAATAAGCCGGACTTAACGCAAAAAGCAGATTTAATTAATGGTGAAATTCCAATGGAAAATCTACCTGATTTAATTTTATCCGACTGGTTGCAAATCAAACCAGATACAGCTTTTCCAAATAATAGAAGTAAAGATATATTAACCGTTAACGAAACTAAACTATTATCATTTGCAGCATCAAATGGATGGGGTTCTGGTACTGGTACAACTTTACCAATTCCACCTGCACCAACGAATGCTGTGGTAAATGATGTTGCAAATACATTCGCAGTTACACCGCCAAATGGTTATGCTAATGCACAACTTCAAACTTCTGTTAACAGTGGTTCAACGTGGACAGACAACATTAATTTAAATGAACCATATTTTGTAGGTAATGTTAATTTACCTGCTAGTAGCGTAATCACCAGAGTAAAAGCATCTGCTGGTTATTATCAGACAGGATTAGGTTTGAGTAATGCTACAGCATTTACTACATCAACTTCTGGTAGTACATTAACACCAGTAACGGAATGGACTGTTAATGGTAATACTTCTAGTGGAAACACAATTAACATTCCGTTTACCAATGCAACATCTACAAAATACTTGTTAAGTGGTCAGGAGGGACATTTTGAATATACAGGTGCAGCACGACTTGGGTTTTTTAGGGATAATATTATTTATTGTGGAATTTATGTAAACTCATACAATTCAAAAGTAGGAGTTGAAAGACGTGTTTATCCAGCTAACCAAAATCAAATTGCAGACCAATATGTTGACTTTGGAGGTCAACAACCTAGATTGAGAATGAGAGCAGATGCAAATTATTTCTATCCAGAATTTTCAACTAATGGAGGTGTAACTTGGCAATCAGTAACTACAGACCCTACACCAATTCCTCGACCATCAGGTGATTTACAACTAGTAGCAGGGCAAGGTAATAATGCTGGCGCAGATTTAGCTTCAAACATTTTAGGTAGTAATTTAGTAATTAAATAATGGCTATAAAGAAAATCAATATTTCAATGGCAGGTGCAACAAATGCATTTGCTACTATTGCACCGTTCAAATACAATAAGGTTGGAAACGTGGCTTTGACATTTGATGATGGTTCATCAGGTATCAATAAAGCTTTAACAATGTCTGAAAATCTTTATTATACTGATGGTTGCAACAATCAGATTAAATATTCTTTTGCGATAGCCATTAATGGCGATGGGTATTCAAGTGGTACGCAGATTTATAACCCGAATTACTGGCAAAAACCAGCAGTAGATGCGATTCTTGCAAAAGGGTGTGACATTGAAAATCACGGTCAATTTCACGGTGGGAATGCTATTGATGACGTTACGAATCTTCATAATTTAATATTAAGTAATATTGGATATAAGATGGGATTTCTTGTAGTTCCAAGTGCTGAACTCGGTTATATGCACGCTGCATCACTATTAGATTATACTGGTGGGACTAGCCAAAACGGTGATACTTTTGACGAATTTGCAGGTACTCACAAACTTTATCCACCGCCATCAAACCCTTATCGATTTTTAGCAATAGTCAGAGATTTTGGAGATAATTGGACTGTTGGTGGAGAGCATCTTGAATTTATAAAATCAGAAATTTCTTCAATTTTAACTGGACAAAGAAAATTTGAAATGTGTGGTACTCACTCAACCCTAGATAATATTGCAGATTATAATGGGTTTTCGAATCTCCTTAACCATATCTACAATACAATGCAAGATAAGGTTTTGGTTTGTACAATGAGAGAGATTTTAGAGTATCGAAAAATGCAACTGATGCCATTATCACAAAGTTTTTCAAATGGAGTTTTAACTGTTGAAATTGATGTGCAAGACCCTAATCAAAATTTGAGATGGATGGATGTTTCGTTGAATGTACAATCTGATAGCAACATTAGTGCAGTAAGTGGAGAAGGCTTTGATAAATATTCTTTCAACGCTGGCACTGGTTTAGTAAATGGATTTTCCCGAAGACTAGATTTTACGAATGTTTCACCAGAAGTGCCACCAATCTTCGATATGATTAAAAGGCTTCGTAACTTTCATTAGGCTATTATGGGAAAACCTAATTTTAGTATTCGTGTTGAGGTACTTTCAAATGCACTTAAAGATTTAGAAAAGTTGAAGCAGAAATCTGAAAATGGATTTAAGCAGATTCTTCATGAATCTGCTCTAAATACTCTCAGTAAATCCCAAGACAATTTATCAGGTATTGATTTCAAAGAATCAGTAGGTGCTATTGCTCAATCAGGTTATGTAGAAGCATCTGGTGAGTATTCATTCGAAGTAGGTTTCAATGCAGAACATAGCGTGTACCAAGAGTATGGTACTTCGGTTAGCGTTTCAGTCCCAAAAGGATTCGAGGCTTATGCATTGCAGTTTATTGGTAGAGGAATACGGGAAGTAAACATTAAGCCTAAACCATATTTTCATCCTGCTTTGAATGGTGAACTGAAAGAGATGCGTAAAAAGCTGAGAGAATTGTTAAAGAGTTAATATATTCGAGAAATTAAACTCTTAGCTATGGAATCAAATTTTATTGAAATAATTAATGGTTTTTCTGTAAAATCGGATACAGTTTTTTCAGTTTCGACATCGATTTTTGTATTTATCTCTGGAATAATTGTAAATGAGGCATTAAAAGCGTTTGGAAGGTATAGAAAGAGAAAGTTCAATAGAACATTAGTAAAACTAAATTTACCTTTACTAATAGAGAAGTTGGAAAAGCAAAAAATAGAGTTTGAAACTTTTGTTAAACACCTTTACGTTGATAATATGGAATCAATACCATATACAGCTATAAATAATCCACACATTCAAATAATTTACGAAATAGGCTATAGTGAATTACATAAGGCTTACTTTTCGGGTATCGAAAATCTACGTTCAAGTAACAACCAAATAAAGGTTGATAGCTATGGGAAGTTATGGAGTAGAGTAAATCACCTACAAATGTCATACAATAAAAATAAGGACGAAGCGATTTCCGCTATTGAACGGATACGTATTTTGCAAGATGAGCGTAATACTGCCGCTAGAACTCCTAAAGTACAAATTGAAAAATTTTTGTATTCACTGATTGGCAAGGAGGTCAGTATGGAGTATAAAGGTTTCATTGTAAATCTTCAACATATGACAAACTCTTTTTTTCTTAACGGTGGTATTCAAACACCAACCAGCGTGAACAAATTTTTGCTTTCTATCAATCAATATATCGTTCAAAACTTAGGTATAGTGCTAAAACGTTATGACCTCCTTGATTTGAGTGGGTTACAGGATAACATTGAGTGGGCAGTTTATAAATATGGTAACGAAAAAAAGATTGTTGAATCTACCAATAGCACTTTTCAGAATAAGATAAATACATTGTCTGATAATATCAAGGATTTGAGATATGCGAACAATCATTTAAAATAATGGTTTAGTGTGTTTCATACTATTTATTAGTATGAGCGAATTTGCCAAAGACCCTTCTTCAATATACCGAAAAGCCTACTTCGATAAGCTTCAAAATATAACCATTGCAGGAAAATCTATTCCTATTTATGATGTCGTGCCAACCGATGCGAAAGCACCATTTATCATATTATCATCCACACAATTATCACCTTTTAATACAAATCAATCATTTGGGTTCGAAGCAGAAATAACACTAGATGTTGTTACTAGATTTCAGCAGGGTGGAGGTAAAAAATTAAGTGATGATATTGGTAATGCCATATTCTCAAAGGTTTATACTAAAGGCAATTTTTATAATGATTTAACTTGGAATATCACTGCATCTCAATTAGAGCGCAGCAGATACATAGAATCAGAATCTACAGGTGGTTACGTAATTCGTAAACTGATAACATTCTCAAACTTCATCGAACAGTTATAAGCTATGCAAAGAAATATTTTTGAGGGTAGCGATTTTCTGCTCTACGATATTGATAACAACCCTGTAGCACTTTCAAGAAATTGTGCTTTAAAAATCAAGAATAACTTAATCGATGTAACTACTAAGGATAGCCAGAACTGGCAGGAAAGTATGTCATCTGTTAAAGACTGGTCAATCGAATTTGAGGGATTAGTTTCTTATGGCTCATCTGAGCTAACAACATCTTTCTTCACTTCTCAATTCCAAGTTGGCGAACCCTTTTTCATTCAAATGGGTGTTATCCAAGCAGGATTTACACACGTATTTTGGGGTGAAGTAGCTGTTGAATCAGTTTCCATTGATGCCGATAATGGAGAGGTTGCAAGTTATTCGGGTAGTCTAAAAGGTATTGGCAAAATTGAATTCACCAATAATGGAACACCTGCACAATCAGGATATTTGAAAGTTGAAAATGACCCAATCTTTCGTGGCTCAGCAGCTTTCAATATCACCAATACGAATAAATCAGATTGGACAAATGGCTATAACAAAAGCCCAAATTCAATCGGTTTTAATACAGTTGGTAATCAAACAACCTTAAACCTCATTCTAAGAGATGGTACTTCGATGTCTTCGTCTTTTACACAAGTTGGAACTGGTTCTGGTAGTACAACACCAATAGATGCTTATACTAAGATTCAGTCAGATTCAAGATTCCAACCGCTTGGAAACTATGTTGGTTCACAATTTCTTATTGATAGTTACTATTCGAAAAATCAAATTGATAATAGAGGATTTCTAACCTCAGTAAATTGGAGTGATATCATGGCGAAGCCATTGATACCTTCTTCAACAAGTCAGTTAGCGAATGATAGTGGATTTATTACGGGATATTCTGAGGTCGACACGTTGGATAGTGTGTTAGGTCGTGGTGATTCATCGAATAAAAATATTAATGTCAGTGGTAAAGCAAAATTTAATGGGTCATTAAGTATTCCAACATCTGCACCTGCAACTCCAAATAGTGGAGAACATTATATTTACAGTACTGGTACTTTTGGCTCTACGGGTTCTACAGGTGGTGCAATAGTTGCAGTCTTAAACGACTTAAACGATGTTACAGATACTGGTTCTATAGATGGACAAATATTAATGAAGCAGAATGGACTTTGGAAAAATGCCAACTTACCAGCTACCAATCTTGGAAATTTTTTTACTAAATCTGAATCAACATCATTATTTAAATCAATAGGATATGTGCCAGATTGGAGCGAGGTTACAAGCAAACCAAATATTCCAACTTTGGTGAGTCAATTGGCTAACGATATTGGTTATGTTACAGCAAATATTGTTAATGGCTACGCCATGACAACCACTGTCAATAGCCAGATAAGTGCTTTAGCTTCTGTGTATCATCCATTAGAAAATCAGAGGTTATCAACTGGCAGCAGCGTTGAGTTTGCGAGGGGTAAATTTAATAATGCTTTATCGATTCCTACGACAGCACCAAATTCCCCAAACAGTGGTGAGCATTATATTTATTCTACAGGAACGTTTGGTTCTACTGGTTCAACAGGTGGAGGTGGAACTTTCGATTATAATGAATTGCTGAACAGACCAACGTCTTTAAGTCAATTTACTAATAACTTAGGTAACTACGGCAATTGGATAACACAAGCACAAGGCGATTCAAGATGGATTTTAAAAGATGGAATTAGTTATGCAGGTTTTGCATCCAATGATTTAGCATACCCATACTTTAGACACGAATCATCAGGTCAAGTTATTAGATTATTAAGACACGACCAAGTAACGAATGCTGCATTCATAGAAGCATCATATACACCTACTGCAAGTACCATCGCATTAAGAAATGGTAGTGGTCATTTATCGGCAACTTACTTGCATAATACAAATAATGATATAGATTCTTCAACTATAAGTGATATAATGACTACAAATGGTAGTGATGGTTATTTAAGAAGAAGTGGTGTTAATGCTGTTAGAAATTGGTTGGGGTTAGGTAGTAATAATTCAGCAATTACTTTGCAATATGTTACTGATAGAGGTAATACGACAAATAATCTTATTGGTATTACTTATGATGGCGTAGGTAACGACCCCTATGGTATAATGAGTGTTACTAGAGGTACTGGTGGTAATTATTCATATTACGGTATGACTAGAAGTGGTTCAATTGGTTGGGGAATAGGTATTGATACATCAGGTAGAATTTCATTTGGATTAACTGCAAATGGTTCAAATAATTGGACAATGCAGTCTATCCCTCACACATTTGATGCCAGTGGTGGTGTACAACATTCAGGTAGAGTAAGTGGTAATGATTTCTCATCAGCTTCTTGGTATTACACTAATGGTCAGGCAGGTATTTATTCATCTACTTATCAAAATGGATTAAATCCAATTAATACTAGTTCTTGGCAAGTATATACTGATAGTTCCAATACTATATCATTAAGATTTATGGCTGCTGGAAATAATATCAGAGGTTATATTTATGGTGATAGTTCAAATAACTTTGGGTTTTTAAGCCACGATGGTGGGTGGTCATTAAGAATGGATGCTTCAAAAAATGCATTCTTTTCAGCAAATGCAGAAATAGCAGGTACACTAACTGTAGGTGGTGCATCATCATTAAGAACAGTAGCAATTAATAATGGTAGTGTATTGTATCACTGGAATGCTGATAACTCTTATGCATTCCAATCTGATATGAGAGGCGATATACTTCACCAATACGTACTTAGAGCATCTGATGGCGCACCATTACAATATAAAGCTAACTGGTATGATGGAACTAAATACCATTCTTGGTCAATGGATTCACTGGGATTTGTTGCTAGTTCTAAAATCACAGCAGTAACTACAGGGAACGGAGCAGCTACCTATGGCGGTGCATTAGAAACTAGAGGTATAAACGCAGGTATTACTTTTCATTACCCAGCTAATTATGCAGCACCACTTTATATGAATAGTGCTGGTACATTAATTTGGGGTGGTGCAGGTATCTATGGAACAGACATAGGTGCAGCAACTTTAAGTGCTTCTAATTATGTGGCAGGTGGTAGAGTATATGCAGGGTGGGATTCAGGTGTTGCAGGTTCGGTAAGTGCAAATGCTTGGTTTAGAAGTAATGGTGCAACAGGATGGTATAATTCAACATATGGCGGTGGTGTTTGGATGGATGATACAACTTGGGTTAAAACATATGGTGGTAAGGGATTTTTAGTTGATTCACCTAATGGTATACAAGTATATCAAGGAAATATTCAAGCGGTTAATGGTTCATTTAAGTCATACACTTATAAAGGTATGACAGGTGATTATGATACAAATGGTTTTACAGATAAAATTATTTGGACAATTGGTGATGGATGGAATACGATTGGAACACATTATGGTTTAGGTTATTCATATAATAGTTCACTTTATTCTGCACAACATCAACTAGTAGGTAGAAGTAATGGAAATACAACCTTATCATTAAACCTAACAAGTGGTGGTGCTATTTTTACTGGCAAAGTTGTAGCACCTGCTATAGAGGCACAGGCTGCTTTAATTATTCCAACTGCTCCACCCTCAAATCCAGAGGCTGGTAAACATTATCTTTATTCAACTGGATAGTATTTATAGGATATGAGCGCACCAAGTTCTGCCTATAATGGCATCAAGATTAGTGATATTACAACTTCAACAGAAGTACTACATAGTGAAGGTAACAGCTTTGGCGATTCTGTCGAAACGATTAAGTCTCGGTTTTATTTAGATGATATTTTCCCTTCGCAAACGGGCTTTATCGGTTGCTGTTATGCTGGCTCATTTAACGCATTGCACCACTCGGAATCTCGATACGGAAGCTATGTGAAATTTAGAGAAACTGTATCTGGTAATGGCGATTGGAGACACTACAAATGGTTTGTCGATGCAGGATTAAATACTAAAGCGGATGCAGAAATTAATCAGGTAAGAACAACAGCGGTAAATCACCTGAAAGTAGTTACAACATTTAAGTCTGCCTATTATGATGGCAGTACAGAACACGGTTACTACCTATGGGGTGGAAGTGATGCAACTTGGAGAAAGATTGTGATTAATCAGGATTACCAACCGCAAAATACATCAATTTCACCAACTGAAATTGCATACAGTGCCTATGAAAATCCTCAAACGATTTACATCAAGCCTTACATTATAAATCCAGAAGGGGAGTATGTTGGTGCTGAAATTGGCATCTCAGGAACGGAGGCAATTTATCACTATGGTGCATTATATAGGACTTCGGTTTGTGACCATACAAACCAAACAAATACAGAAATGTGGATGAAAGGTAACGAATTTGGAATGTTAGACACAAGTGCAATTCCACAAGATAATGCATCTGCTACTGGCATTAGAGCATACCAAAATGATGAAATGACCATACCAATTCCATCAGGATTTTACGCAGGGATTGCTGGTGTTGAGAAAGTATTTGTTGTCGATGGTTCAGGTCAATTCACTAATTGGTTGTACTGCCAACCTCCTGCAACACCTAAAGATGTTTTAATTTATGTCTTCCAAGAATTCCTTGATGAAAACAACTACTACTACGGGATTAGTTGCATACTTAATGGTGTGAAAAATTACGATATAAATATTTCGGGTTATATCGCTTCATTTAATGGAAGTGACCAACAAATTGGTGGTTCAGTTGGTAACGCAGATTTCAACATTACAATTCCAGCAGGACAAAATTCTGCACAATATAATACAACTTATCAACCAGCTTTTGGTGCTGCTTACAGCAAAGCCATTGTTGGATTTATTACAGCAGGCACTACGTATGAGACGTTTGCAGGCTAAAAATTAAACTTAAGACTATGATATACTTTTTATTGATTCTTTCTGCATTTATAATTGCAGGTTACTTTATTCTAAGAGATAAAACTAAATATCCAACTAATGTTGGCAGTTCAGGTGGCGGTGTTGGAGTTGAAAAACCAGATGTTGAACCAGACAATACAAGACCAGAACAGAATCAAGAAGTTTATTAAAACTTTTTCAAATTCCTAATGTAGTCTAATCAGGATAAGTTTAAATGAAGTGCAGGGGTTTTCGTTTTAGCCCTTGCATTTTTTTTATAAAAAAGGCAACCATCTCTGGCTGCCTTAATCACATATTTGGTTTATATCCTAATTATTTATCTTCGGTTTTTTTATCACTTTCACTACCATTACCTACTGAAAAGCCACCTAGCATTCCATAAAATCCATTGCCTGCGTGACTTCCACCGCCTTCTAAAAATCCATAGAAACCTCTAGTACCTGCACCACCACCTGTATAACCCCTAGCACTAGAACCCCCACCACCACCAAATGCAAATCCACGTGGTGCGCCAGAACCATTTCCAAAAAACCATTCTTTGAAATCATCTTTGGAATCGTATTTCAGCCTTTTCAATTGAATTAAGTCAGTTTCTAATACATCGATTTGTGCTTGTATTGTTGTTATCAATTCATCGATAACTTCATTAGCCGATTTTTGTTGATTTTCTTGTTGAGACATAATATTAGATTTTAGTTAAAGTGTTAATTATCAGTATAAATATACACTATTAAAAATACTTTTTTCAACTACTTTAAAAAGTGAATTGCCAGACTATTTATGAATAAAGATAAAAATGGCAAATTCAAAATTCTTAGGCACAGACCTTTTAGTTTATATCGGAGCTACTCCAATCGCTAACTCACGTAGCGCATCATTTAAAGTTACATCTCAATTCGCAGATTCAACCACTAAAGATAGTGTTGGTGCATTCGCAGAATCAATTCCTTCGATTAAATCTTGGGAAATCTCGACAGAAGGTTTAGCAGTTTGGGGAGAAATCGACCAATGGA